GAAATCGATGGTGTCCGAATAGGCCAGACCATTCACCGAAACGAGCACGCTGCCCAATTCGACCTTCGTAATCGGACGCACATAATCACCGTAGCGCTTGGTCAATTGAAAGACGTCTCTGACGCCATCCCCACTCCCGAGCCATTGGTCAGAGGACCCAATGACGCCTCCGGCCTTGCAGGAGAGATGATCGAAGGGATCGCGAAAACGAAATGGATAGAGCGAACCGCGCCTTGCCTCGAAGAAGGTCATGACTTCGTCGAGATCGGCAAGCGAGCGCAGGCCGGTTCCCGCGTCGTAGCGGTGGCGTGACTGCGCCCAGCGGGCATTACGCTGCTCAAGTCCGGAGGTTAAGGAGACAATTTCATTCTTCCATTCGGGTCCGCCGGTCGCCCCGAAGGAGACACCGATTGGAAAGCGCACATCGTGAAAATCGGACATGGAGCAAGGGTCCTAAAGAGTACGTGCGCCACGGCGAACAGCCTGCGCCAGCATGCCGGTGATCTGCGCCTCGGATTTGCGGAATGAGCCGGCGTCAGGCGTCGTGACGTTGAAGGTCACCTGAATCGGCGCGCCACCGCCGTGCGACGCAACCCCGAGCTTTCCGTCCGCGCCGCGGGCCAGCGGCATGATGGCCTCCGCGCCCGCTTCGCCCATGAGTCCCAGCGAACCGCCGTCGTTGAAATAGGTCGGACTATTGACTATGCCACCCAGTGCGTGAGCCTTCGTCTTGCCCTGGAGACCCTGGAAAAAGCTCTCGAACAGTCCGGACATCATATTTTGCAACGGCTGCATGCCGGCCTTGAGCGATATGTTCGCGACCGTCATTGCCAGCCGCCGCAAGCTATCCTCGAAGCTTTTGCCGTTGGTGACGGCGCCGGCCAGTGCGTTTGTGATGGCACTGCCGAATTGCTTCGACCTGTCTTCGAGGGCTTTAAGTGCATCCTCGGCCGACCTTGTATCGGCCTTGACGCTGACAAACACAGTGCTTTCATCGCCCTGCATTCATACCTCCTGTTTCATCTGGGAATTGGCGCATCAACCGCTCCACCTCCGATCGCGGCAGTACGTCATTCCGAACGGGTGTGGCAAACGCGGCGTTGAGTTCCCGCAAGGTCATGTTCCAAAACGCCGATGAAGGGAGCCGCAGCAGCCCGAGCCCGGCCGCCATGATGGCATCCCAGGGGAAGGTGGCTTTCAGATCTGCTGCGGATTTCAAGGGTTTGGCGGTACTTGCTCCGAACTTGATTCACCGAAGGTCGCGGTGAGGAGTTCGCTGACGATGGCCGCAAATCCGGCCGCTGCCCCCTCCGCCCGCATCTGGGCAACCGCTTCCGATGAAACATCATGGCCTGCGCCGCGCAGCCCTGCGGCAATGATTCTTGCAATGTCGGTTGCCGAAAGTGCGCCACTGGAGAAACGGTTTAGCAGGGCCCCAAGGTCTTGCGAATTGAAAGCATTTTCGAGTTCCGCCAATGCTCCCAATGTGAGGCAAAGCGTCCATTGGCGGCCGTCGAGAGTGGCTGCTATCTCGCCACGTCGCCGATTGACCATCTCAAGCCTCCGTAAAGGTGATGGCGCCGGCGGACTCGAGCGAGATTTCGAAAGTAACCTCCCCGTCATGTGCGCCGCCATATTCCAGCGCGGTAATCTGGAACGGGCCACGCAATATGCCGAAATCAGGCAGAACGATCTGCCAGTTGGGAATGGCCCCGTCGAAGAAGGCCCGGCGTATCAAGGCGTCCGATGGGTTATCCTTGAACAGCCCAGCACCTCCGATCGACGCTCGTTGCACGCCGCTGCCGTCGAGCAAGGCGCGCCAGCGCCCCACGGCATCAGCATCGGTCACGTCAACCGTCTCGGTGTTGAATGCAATCCGCTTGGAGCGCATCCCCGCGACGGTCGTGTAGCTACCGGTTGCATCGGCAACCTTCAATAGAATGTCCTTGCCTCTCTGGGCGCCCATTTCCTGTCCTTTCCTGCCGCAGGCAATTGCTGTGAGTGATGCTTTCGTCGATCAAGCGAGTTCTTCGGTCACGATGCGATAGCGGAGCACCCCGAGATAGCCATCGCGGCTATCCTCGGCGCGCGCCATGGAGGACTGCGCCACGAGGTTGATCAGGCGATATCCCCTGAGCACGAAATCGCCCTCCAAAAGCAGGTGATCGACCAAATCCATGATTTCGAGCACCGATTTGCGGCCGCCTGCCCTGTCCCAGACGTTGAGCGACAGAAGATGCTCGCTTCCGCGTTCAGTCGCCGTGCTCCAATCATAACTGGTGGAGCCACCGAGCGTCACATAGGGAAACTCGGCCCCCGCCGGCACCCGGTCGTAGATTCGTCCATCCACCAATTCCTTCAGGGCCGGCCCGGCCTTGAGGACCGCAAGAACCGACCGCTGAAGTTCAAGCATTGCGCTCGTCATCGTTGCGACTCCAATTTCGACTTGCGCGGTCCGGGCGGAACACCGTTTGATTGAGGCTTTTCGGACAGCGCGGCAACTGCAGTTTCCTGCGCTACCAATGCCTGCCATCGCAGCGTTTGGATCAAATCCGAGATGGTCATTTCCATGGTGATCTTCATCGCTGCTCCTCACGAACGCGGCAAACGAGATAGCGGCGACTCTCGTCCGGATCATGCAATGTGAGGATCTGGAAGGTGCGCCCTCCCTTGCGCAGCCGCATGTCGCTCGTGATATCCTCCCGCATGCGCATGGTGACGCGATGGGTGGATTCGGGCAGCGTCTGCTCACCGAACGATCTCAATCCCGCTTCAACTGGTTCGACCTGCGCCCAGATCTGACCGAACTCACTCCAATCCACCGCAACTGCGCCAGTATCGTCCTGGCTGTAGACCGGCTTTTCCAGAAGCAGTTGTTGCGACAGGCGCCCTGGGTCGATGAAAAGCGTCGGCATCAGAGTGATATCCTACGCCAGAGACCGATAACCCGCTCAAAGGCGGGCGGATAGGAGACGGGCTGCTGTGTCGCGCTGTAGGCACCGCGAAACTCGTACCAATGAGCAACCAGCGTCATGATCGCGTGGCGCAAAGCGTCGGGAACGTCGGCGCCCGCCTCGCCAAAGCCGGCATCGAAATCGATTTCCCAACCGCCGACCGATCCAGTTTGGAGCGAAGGAGGATAGAGTTGCGCCGGTCGGCTCGCCCGGTCGAGATGGAGACTTTCCGCATCAAGCACGACAGGCTTGCCATCATCACGATATGCTGTGACGGACGCGATGGCGCGAACGGGAAATTTCGCGATTGTGACCGGCCCTTGCTTCGGCCATGCGTCAAGATATAGCCGCCATTTCTGGCTGATGAGGGCCAGACCGGTCTGCTGTTCGAGGGTCTCGCGCGCCGCTTTGATAAGACCGGTCAGCAGTTCATCCTCGAGAGTGGCGTCAAGGCGCAGATATCGGCGTACCTCAACCAGCGTCACCGGTTCGAGCGCCGGCGGCGTCAACAAAGCAAGGGTCATGGGAAATCCCGTGTAGAATTGGCTGTTGGAGAGGTGGTGAGGACGGAATGGATAACGCCGCCCTCTCCCCGATGTTGACGGGCGTCAGGCGGCGAACTTCAAGAGCTTGATCGCGTCGAAGTCCTGAACGCCGCCGCCGACGCGTTTTGTCGTGTAGAAAAGCACGTAAGGCTTGGCGGAATAAGGATCGCGCAGCACGCGCACGCCCGTACGATCCACGACCAGATAACCGCGGGCAAAATCGCCAAAGGCAATAGCAAGGGCGCCATCGGCGATATCAGGCATATCCTCTGCTTCCGTAACCGCAAATCCAAGCAGCGAAGCCTGCTGGCCCGGCGCAGCGGGCGGCGCCCAGAGATAGTTGCCGTCATTGTCCTTAAGCTTGCGAATCTCTGCCTGGGTCTTGCGGTTCATGACCCAATTGGCGTTCTGGCGGTATCCCGCCTTCAGGGCATAGATCGTATCGAGCAGGATATCGGAGGCCGCAATTGCCGGAAACTTGGCGGCAACGCCCGTCTTGAGAAAGCCGAGCTTTCCCCACGCCCAGGCGTTTTCGGCAACAGTATCGTAGTTAAGGAGGCCTCGCGGCTTGTTGATTCCATCGCCATTGACGAACGCCTTGCCCTCCTGCTCGGCAAAGGCCGTTTCAACTTCAGCCGAAATCCATTGTTCGACGTCCACCGCCCCGTCGTCAAGAAGTGAGGCGGTTGCCGCGGGCATGGCGTAGAGCTCCATGGTTGGAAACTGCAATTCGGCGAGTTTCGAGGCGTCCGTTTGCGGCCGGGCATCGGATTCGCCGACCCAGCCGACCGCCGGCCCTTTGACCGAGAACGGCTTCTTCAACACCGAACCTGATACCTGCCGCACCGTCGCGAGATTGCGGATCGGCGAGATCAGGGCAAGCCTTGCGCCAATCTCGCGTTCGAGTTCCGGCGGGACCAGGTAGCCACCATCGGGCGCAGAGCCGATCGACAGCGCCTTGGCTTCGATCTCACGCAGTCCGCTTTCGTCACCGCGGCGCACATAGTTGCCGAAGGCAGCCTTGTGTTCGAGCGATACGTACGAACTGCCGCGTCCATCCAGCGCCGGCCGCGCCTTGCGCAGTTCAGAAAGGTCCATTGCCTTCTGCTGGCGATCGAGCGCATCACCCAGACGCTGCAACTTCTCAGTTGTCAGGACGTCTACATTTGCCCCTTTCTCGACCCTCTCCAGACGATGATCGTTGGTTTCCTTAAACGCGTCGAAGGTGCGGACAAATTCGTCGAAGGTGTCGGTGCCGTTCAGAGTCTTGGTTTCAAATAATGGTTCAGTCATTCTATTTCCTTTGCTTGAATAGAGTAGTTGCGGAAAAAATTTGCGCATGCCCCATCGCCCCTTGCGCCAATGGCGCCAGAGCTCATGCCGGCGTGCGGTTTGATTGTTGGTTGTGAGGAAATGTCAGCCGTTATTGCGACGTTCGTCCCCCGCCTCTGTCGTCGGTCCACCGGCCACTATCAGGGTTTACCGGCTGCGATGCGTGCCTGGTTGGAGCGATACTTCCGCCAGATGGCAATTGGTTGCTAAAGCGTTGAAACAGCTTTCAGTGCCGCATTTTCGTCGGCAAGTTCAGCTGCTCGGCGCCTGTTGTTTTCGCCGGGGCCCGCAAGACACAAAGCAACATCATTGGCCTTGATCTGCGGGCGCGGGCTAAGCGCCGGGAGACGACGGCAAGCGCCGATTTAACTTGGCCGACACGTACCTCAGCGCATTATCTATGTTACTTCGACAATCTCAATGCGACCGCCGATGTAATCAATCAGCCAGCGCCTAGAGTTGTCCAGATCATCCTCCGGGACAACAATTGCATATCGATCATTGCCCATCAGTACTCGCACCGCGCCGT